CAGGGAATCGTCGATATTATCCAGTCGCCCCAGATGGACATTCAGGGAGTCATCAACATTGTCCAACCGCCCAAGGTGGACCTGAAGGGAGTCATCGATGTTATCCAGCCGCCCCAGGTGGACCGCCAGGGAATCGTCCAGGTCGTCCACGGTTAAAAGTTCTGCGTCACTGATCGACCCGTCACTCCCATAGGCCGTACCAGAAATCTGAACCCAGTTGGCCAACACCCCTCCAATGGCGGTCCCTGTTCCGTCTGTCAGTGTGTCCGCGGTCAGTTTAATGGGTCTCAAATTGCCAGTGGGAGTAATATAGGCCCTGACGTCAGAGCCAGGCGTGACGTTCTGTCTCCACTCATAATTGTCGTTATTATCCCCTCCGGCGTCATGGTTCGGCCCTGCGTACCAATGGCTTTCCGACGCAGTGCTTGGATCAAAAAAAATGAACCCATCATCACCAACAATCTCTGTAAAGCTATTCACCTCCAGGGTCCCTGCGACGTCCAGCCCGTTGGCTGACAGGCTGATGTACCCAAGAGTCATGTCAAGCTTTATGATTTTACCACCGTCATCGGTCATATATATTTCGTCGTTATCAATCATGACACAGGCGGTATCAACGAGTTCATTGAGTGTGGACCGATTAAGATTGACGGTGGTGTCCACAATGGCTATCCAGGCCGTATTGTTTCCAGACCCTTCGAACGTGGCCATGTGGGACGTTAGGGTGTCCACATCCAAAGACGTAATAAGGAGGGGATCCCCGACCATAAAAAACTGATCCCAGGACGTGCCAGTGCCCACATAGCACCCTCCTGAATAGCGCATAGTAAAGCCTGCTCTGTGGGTCCAGGGACCACTGGAAGAGTCGGCCACAAGGGGAAAATTGGGCATTCTGAGGCCGAACGGCCTTATATCCTGCTGCGCGAACAGCCCCGACACCACCAGGAGGAAAATCAGAGAAAATAGCAGTTTTTTCATAATGCCCTCCATTAAAAAATGACGTGACCGATTCCCCGGAGCCTGAACTTATTGTCTCCGGTCTGGATCCGGTGGCCAGTCAGTGCGATTATTTCCATGTAATAGTACCTGTACCCGGGATAGGTAAAGTCGTTGGCCATGGACCAGTAGTACCCGTCAGCGGTGATATTGGTCGCTGTCGTGCCGTCCTTTCTCCAGCTCAGATTTCCGATATAGTCAAAAGTCGAAGTGTCGGTGGAGTGTCCAGCGTAAAATTTTGCATACAATTTAATGCTGTCCGTGGCTGCCGTGTCCAATGCCTGTCCTTCAAAGAACTGATAGGGCCAGAGCCGATACACGCACGTTGCCAACGTGTCACCAGCATTAATATCCAGAAACCATGTGCTGTCTGAGTAGGCCGTATGCCCATATAAAAAATGATACCAGTCGTCCTTTGGCCAGCCCTTTTCGTAGGCATCTCGGTCCTGTTTGATGTTTGACTGCCCCAACGCACCGGCCATGGTGGCCAGCATAAAGACCGCCATAACGAACAGGGTTTTGATGTGGTTTCGCATTCCTTCCTCCTGTGAATTGTCTGTGTGTCTTACTTAAAAGACATACGATTCCCGGCGCTTCTCCGTACTGCTCCGCCTGGCCGGCACGTCGGGCTTCTTACTTTCCATGTGATCAACTGCTTTTTCTATCAGCTCCATAACCTTTTTGTCCTTCCTCTCGTCCGGGTAGTTCGATCTTCTGCGGACCGCTACAATCTTCTTATAGGTATTCTCAAGCAGATTATGGTAGGGATGCCTGTTCTCTGAATGCTGCCGTTTCATGGCGTCTGAATAGGCAGAGAAAAACCGGGCCGTCAGCCGGTTGTTCATGGTCGAAGGCCGGGCGAACAGATCTCCAATAATGGGGATGTCCCAGAGTCCTGCAGGACGATCCTTGACGTTCTTTCCCATAAGATTTTTGATAATCAGTCGATCTGCAGCCCCAATTGTCCTCCGGTAGAAACCTCCGGTGGTCTGGTTCACAAAGTATTCAAATTGAGCAGGAGAGATGCCCGTACTTCTCAGTGGTTTAAACGCCATGATTGACTTTGATAGTTCAGTGGTCCATTCATTCGCGATGGTCCAGGCTTCCTGGGTTTGTCGGGCATACTTCGGTTCGATGGGGCGACCACTCCAGGATCGATTTGCCTTGATCTCCATGATAGTCGAAACAAACGGCCAGCTGGTGGGGAGGGGAAGCAGCTCAGAAAAGTGTTGATCCCAGAGAAACCGCAGATATTCCTCGTCTGCCTGCCGGTCTCCGATCCCCTCGAGCAGAGCAGCATGTAGACCTCCATGGAAAACAGCGCCCAAGAGGAACGGTGTCACGACCTTTAGATGGTCGCCATTGACCCAGAAATGGAAATAATTGGCTCTTTCCCAGTCGTTTAGCTTCTCCCATTCCTCGTCATCTCGGAGAAAATAAGAGAGAAGGGATAGTCCGGTAATCCACCCCAGGGCCTTGGCCATACGCTTTCCGGCGTTCTTCCTGGAGGATTCCGCCTGGTACTTGCCATGATATCCTGTTATTTCCTTTCCGAAGAAGCCACGAATAAACTTGCTGAACCCCTGCACATTCGCATTATAGAAGGGAATGATCTGGTTCAGCTGCCTTCCCCAGTATCCGGCCCGGGCAAAGTCTGTCGTAATATCCTGACTGGCCCTCGCTGCCCGGATAAACGCCTCCTCGGGATCTCCGGTCTGATTCATGACCTTTTCATAGACAGCCTTGAATTCCGGGATTCTGTTGGTGTTCTCAAAGGCAGAGAATAACAGGCGCAACCCTTCAATGGGATGCTGCAGCCCGAACTGGATGGTTTTACCTTTAATATTGGATTCTGCCAGCCTTGCCATTTTTTCCAGCTTTGTCCGGTCAAAACCGGCCATGGTGGACACGACGCCTCCGGCCTTCATATACAGATCTGCATACTCGGGATCCACTCCCAGTTTTTTTAGGGCTACAGGTAGAATGTCTTTGTCCTTATAGATCTCAGCCAGAAGTCCTTGAATACTACGGAACGGATGTGCTTTCCCGGATTCACTCATGACCGTTGCTTCTATGGCATCCCGGATTACATTTCGAAGAAGGATGAAATTCGGGTTCAGACCAGTGGCGCCCAGGCGGATCCCCCTACAGAACGGAGCCATTACCTTGGCAATTCCGACCAGGGGAGCAGCTTCAATAGATTGAATGAAGTTGAACAGATCCGGGTGCAGCTCGTAGAATGCTCGTTTCCCATTCCTCCAGACAGACACGATGGGACGACCTTTCTTGACGTGGACGCCATTATGCCAGAACTCAACCAGGGTATCGCCCTCGATCTCAAGCATCTGATTCTTATTAGAAATGTCTGCACCCATCTTTGTAAGGAGGCCCACGATCTCTTTCACGCTATGTTTGGTCACCTCGGGAGGTGGATCTGTTTCACGGATCAGCGGAGCCATGCCCTGTAGGTGAGCAAAAGAGGCGAACGCATTCATGACCCTGGCCTTGGTAGCCCAAAGAACAACCCGTTCCGTGTGTTTGATCCATGCATCCATGTAATACTGCCATGGATAATCGGATCCTTTCGCTCTCATATACGGTTTATTCTGATTGGCCATGCCTTTCTTTCCGTGTCGGCTCTCCCAAACTACATCGTGGGCGATTTCCCGGAGGAAAGGTACGTAGTGGGGATGACGCCAGCGGAAATATTTCAGAGTGGCATTAGAGACTCCACCTTCATGGTACACCAGCTGCATGAGCTGGTCGAAATAGTTGTTGATCTCGTCTCCCCAACGTTCAAAATGAGAATTCCCTAACCGTTCCACCACGGCCTTGGCCTGAGCCAGCGAAATACCCGGATTCTTCGGTTTGAGCATTTGAACCTTACGCCTCGCCTCCTTGAAAATCTTAATTCTTTCTTGCTCGTCGAGAAAGCCAAGGTCCGTGTCACCGTTGACAATATCCACATTCTCGTCCAGCTCGGGGTGGTGGATCCAGTCGATCGCATGTCTGGCATACAGATAGGTGATCAGGTCCTGAATTTGATACCCCTCCTGGTCGCATTCCCGCAGCGTCTGAACCGCTCCTTTGGACAGATCCATGCCCATGCCGGTGCGAATGTCATACACACCATGGTTCAGCATCTGTTCGGCCATAGCGCCAGCCTTCATGTTATAGGCTCTGAATACGGTTATAGGATTCAGCCTGGCCGGGAGAGAATGATATCTGTCTCCCAGGGTGGATTTCAACAGGTATTGAATCTCCGCTGCAGAATCAGAGAATTTCGACTTAAACTTGGACCATGCTGAACCGACCTTCTTTTTCCGTACCTCTGAAGGCGCCTGCTTGAACTGCCTTACTTTCTCTTTGGTCCTGGCAGCATTCGTTCTCGGCCGGTGGAAACCCAATTGGGACTTGGTGAACTCAACCGCGTCTTGAGCCACGAAACTGCCAACCATCTGCTTGGCCTTCCAGAATCGTCCACTCTTGTCGTATTCAGGGAGAACAGACGTTTCGAAATACCTTGTAAACATGGGAGCAAAGGCCTCGGCTCCTGAATCCGAAATCCAGAGCCTGACGAACTCCGCAAATCCTTCTCCTGTCCGGCGCTTGTTCTGGTCGTAATCCAGGTCCCGCAGTTCGTTCATCATGTCCGGGGTGGCTCCCTTTTCCAGCCACCGGAGTTCATTATCTCTGTAATCTCCGAATATTTGATTTTGGAACCAGTGAGCTGTTTCGTGAAAGTCAGCGACAGGACTGGCAAAATTCCGCCCTTTTATCATGTTGCGGTCGCTGTTGATTTCACCCATTTTGTCCCGCCTCCACCGGTCCTGCATCTTAGCCCTAAAGGTGATTTCAGGAAAGAGGGCGCGAAATCCACCAGCCAGGTCATTGCTGCTCATTCCCTTAGCACCAGTTCTGTCCTGGTGATAGTCGATCAGCTCCGAAGATCGATACATATCCTGCCGCGGCTTTTTTGTTTCCATGTCACTATGCCGCAGATCTGAAGCCCCTTTCGGTCTCGGCTGTCCCTGTCCCAGGTCGGATGCGGGGATCCGTAGCATCGATGTAGAACCAAAGGAGGGAGAGGACTGGTTCGCAACCGCCCACCGATCAGTGAGTTTTTTAATGATGTCCAGAGCCTTTTCTTCCACTCCGGGGATATAGAACATATCCTTGAACTGCACTCGTTCATATAGAATGCCCAGTTTGCGGAGGGTATCGCGCATAGGAGTTTTTGTCCCGATTAGCTCGATGATGTCGCCACCCTGCCAGTATCTCCGCATCAGCTGAATACCATTTTCCAGCTCCACCGGCTTCCTGGAATTCATAACCGCATTATAGACCTGTTCCGGCGTCTCCAACTTCCGGTTTACTCCAATAGCTGAGAGAACCGCGTCTACGGCCTTGTTTGGGATCCGAACACCAACAAATCGCTGCCCATCTACGGTCGTGGCCCGGACGATCTTTAGAGGCGCACCGTGTACATTACTCTTCATCCGGTTCCACAAGGGGAGGATCATGCCTGCAATCAAATGAACCTCCTCTGTTCGAATGGCTGGATACTCTTTGACGTGTTTCTCCCACCAGGCCTTAAAATCCTTGTTTTCCTTCTTAACGGGTTTGAACTTAGCCTGCAGGTCTGCATGGCTTGTGATCTCGCGGGCCCCCGTGTATCGATATTCATAGAACCGGCGCTGGATCCGGCCCGTCTCCGGATCCGTCTTTGTGGCTGCCTCCTTGGTGATGACATAATGGCCAGAGTGTGTATTTTTGTGTACATCGAAACCGGCCTGCAGCATCTTTTCTGCATCTTCCCACTTCAATGGAGTGGTCTGAACGTCCCGCTCCATTTCTATGTGTTCGGTTGTGGCGCCCACGGCTTTGTCTTTACGGATCTCCGTGCGGTTGATCAGCCGAATTTGCTTCGAAACCAGATCCTCTACGCCATCATCAAACACGCCCTTCTCTTTGGCATCCTCCACCAGGGCAGAAAAAATCTCATGATAATGTTCATGAAGCGCATTTTGCTCGTCTGCATCCAAAACAAGTATTCGGTTTAAAAACTTATTTATATTTGTTTTATCTCCTTCATTTATTTTGTATGATCCATATTCATCCATGTAAACAACATTCATATTGAGAAGGGTCTGGATCGGATTATCAATACCGGGAACCTCCTGGCCGTTCAACAGGCTTGTGTATAGGGCAGCCACGGCCAGAGAACCATAATCGGAACTGTAATCATATTTATCCAGAACGTCACCGCTACCTGCGGATCCACGCTGGCCTCGGGTCAGTGCGCCCAGAGATCCCAGGCGCTTGGCGATTGTAGAACTAAACCGGGATTCTCCGCCCAGGTCCATAGTCAGAATTATATATTCCGGGGGTTGAGCTTGATTGCTTCGGTGACCACGGCCAAACTGTTGCATCTGCTGATCTGCGGACCAGGACAGTTCCATGGTGATAAACACACGCTTCTGCTGGTTTTTCGCCCTCCTGCTGGCATGGAGAGAAATACCCTGGCTGGCAGCTGCAGAAACGATGGCAATTCGTTTCTTCCCACTCTGAAAGTTTTCCTCCTCCCATTTCGATGCACTCTGGCTACCGGCAGGTCCACGCCGTACCCATTCCTTCTTTCCTGTGTTTTTGTTTACCCGAAGGACCTTCTTCCTACCTGTAAGCTCAGCCACACGCCAAGTTTCATCCCCTGTCTTGTCGGCTTTGTCGTCAAAATACTTGATAATCTGATCCATGGGGTTGTCTGGAAGATTGAGGTCTGACAATGAATCCATAAGTCTTTGTCTCAGCTGTAAAGCCAACTTACTCTGTACGGGCTTCCCGTCTGGCCCTATCACTGGTTTGTGGACCACGTTGCCATTTGAGTCTTGTTCCTCTTGGAACAGGTTTACAGGAAAACAGTTTTCCAAATAATTGCCGATCATCTGTCTGGGAGTCAGGTCCAGGGCTTCAAGATCTTCCCCCTGCTCCAGGCGCTCCTGTACGGCTCTTTTCAGGGCTGCTTCACCAGTCCCGAACAAACCAATAATAACAGAATTCTCCTTCTTTAGCTGGGCTTCTGTCTGTTTAATGATAGTTGGAACCTTAAATGCCATAATCATCTGCCGGGCAAATCGCTGGTGGTTTCCCCATAACATTCGTATGGCCAAGGATCGCTGCTTTTTCCCTGCATTTGTGGCCTCGATAGCTGCACCAATATTATTTACAATGGTTCTCCAAATCTCTGCTGAACTATTCCAAACCTCTCTCTGTTTGGGGGTCATTTTACCTTTAACTTCAGTATATTTAACACCTTCGTAGCTCAATGACCGGGCCAGATATTTGCCTTGGGCCTTAAGATCCCGGGCCACCATTTCCATGGCGCCCATACCTCCGGTGTTCACTTCACTGATAAAGTCCTCAAATGAATCGAACTGAGTGCCTTCTCCCCAGAGTCCCAGGCGAACCATATAGCCCATATTGGCCAACTCTGTGGCGCCAGTAGCAGAAGCATAGAGGACACGGGCCTTGGGGAGCAGGTTCTCCTGCAGATCAACCACCGTAAGACCGGTCTGGGTAGGCTTCTTCAATCCCTTGCCAGTGAACGCATTCTTGGCCTTGTGGCCTTCGTCGAAAACAATAACACCATCCGGCCCGAGCCATTCCACCAGCTGATCCAATCGATTCTTCTTGATGAGAGTGGCGTAAGTACAGAAAATACAACCGTCACCCATTTGTACCGGGCCCTTGGAAGGCGCGACTTTTTTATCATTCAGGACGCCCAGGGGAATGATATGGTCAATTCCCAAACCTTCCTTTTCTCCAAAGTCTCTCGCTGCGTCATCGGCCAGGTCCTTACTGTATGACAGCCATACGGCACGACGACGACCATGATTCCAGTTATCAAGGATTGTGGCTGCAATCTGAATCCCTTTACCTACACCGGTCCCATCACCCAGGGAAAAGCCCATACGGTGCCCGCTTGGAAGCATAATATCGTGACATTGGCCAGCCAGAGACACGGCTTCTAACTGCAGGGCAGAAATAATGGGATTTTTCATCCCTTTCAGGTCGGGTTTGTATTTGATGTCCGGGGTTTCAATGGCAGCCATGGAAGAAGATTCCACGATCTTGCCAGGGTGGGCTTTACCGCCTTTTAACTTGGAAGGAACATAATCGACGAATTTACCAGCGGATTCCTCTTGTCGCTTCTGCCTGCGCTCGTAATCCGTCTCAAACTGTACATTTACTCCAGGCCCGCCAGGGCTGCCAGTAGGTTCTGGGCCAGGCGCAGCTGGTTCTGCTTCTGGTTCTTCAACAGATTCGGATCGTTCAGCGGACTCTGATCCACGTTCTGTGCCAACTGCAGGACTTGGCGCTTCAGGGACGGATCGTTCTCCAGGTTCTCGATCCACCTGTCCACCACGTCCAGGGGAGGTAGTTGAAGTTCCTCCGCCTCCGCTTCCAGCTGTGCCGGATCCTCCTCCGCGACCGCCTGATACGCGCTCTTTAGGAGATGCCACAGGTTCTGTTCCAGCCTTGTCAGTGTCACTTTCTTCTGTGGCTGCTGTTGCAGGCTGGGCTGCAGCGGAGATGGCGGCTCTTGTTGGGATGTTTTCGATACTTTCAAGGACTTCCTCCAGACTCTGGTGTTCAGCGACATAGGTTTCGTCAGATATTGCCTCTGAGAATCTTGAACGCTGAACTTTGTCGATTACCAGATAAATTGTACCAAAATTCGTGCCATATTTACGATACGCCTCTTTGGGATTTTTTATCATCGCCTGGACGGTGTACTCTTTCCCCAGGTTGTTATACCAATCTTGTGCGATCTGTCTGTCTGGCCATGCGGATTCACCCAGAATGGCCACCAAACGGCCCCCGGGAGCCAGTCGGCGCAATGCTTGGTCTATATGGCGGAATCCATACTTGGCGCTGTTTTTGCTCTTGCTGAGACGACCACCAGTAGAGGAGAAGGGAGGATTCATAATAATGGCCGTTGGCCGAACATCATCCGGAAGGACATCGTCAAGAATTTCTGCGTCGAATCCTGCGTTCTTTTGGTAAAGCGGTTTCAAGTTTAGTCTGTCCAGAACGGCTGTACGTGATTCGTCAATCTCGTTGGTTATGACATCGGCAAACGGCTGAACGGTTACGGCCAGATTCCCAGTACCAGCTGAAGGTTCCAGGATAATATCGTCTTTTTGTACGTCCAGCATAAGACCGGCTGCATAGGCCATGGCCGGGGGAGTGCTAAACTGTTGAAAATCATCCTTTTCGGCTGTCCGGTGTGTTTGAGTTGGAATGCGTTTTTGTAGATCTATCAGTTTGTCAAGAAGTTCTTTTCTTTTCTCTGGGCTTATTTTCTTCCGAATCCGGTAGAAAGTATTGTCCACTTCTTCAACACTGGGTTCATGTTCGGTTATCAGCTCCCGGACATACTTATTTACCCCTTCTTCCAGGGCATTATACATATCCTGGCTCTGGAAGATGCCGTCAGCTCTCTTTCCTCCGAATGCTCTCTCGGCCATTCTGTTGAGAGCTGGATTGTCTTTAATGACGCCTCCGGCCTTCATCAGTTTATAAACTTCGTCAGCAAGGATGCCTTGAGGGTTATTGTATTTGTCTATCAGAGCTTCACCCTCTCCCTTCTTCGGGATCACAGATCCACGATCCTTTGTCAAGTCGGAAGGTTTGAACCCTTCTTCTGGCTCTTGGCTTTCTCCCTTCTCAACATTCTTGACAATGTTGTTTATTTTCCCCTGGGAACCCCAATCTATATTGTCCCAATACTCTACTGCGAGTTTCATTGCTTCATTGGACGTTTTTGCTTCCCCAACAACTGTTTCTTTGTCGCCTTCTTGGTGGATAACCTTAACGACTTGGTCTTTCGTTCCGGCATTAAACTTGGATATATAAACCGCATTATCAACTATCTTAGGATCAAAATCATCCAGCCACGCATAGGGAGTCTGAGGTAAAGCCTGGGGGTCGAACGTAAAACGATGCTTATAATTCGTCTCTACCGGCGCCTCGGCTTTCACTTCCGGGATCTGTGGACTTTCTTCCTGTTTCGGCTGCTCGGGACGCTGCTTCTGTTTTTCTGTCTCCTGGGCATGCTGTTTGGCCTCAGATAATGAAGACAGCCAGTCCTGCATGGCTGTTTCTTCTTTTTTCTGGCCTGTCTGCTGGAATGCTCCGGCCAATCGCTGCATTACAGAGGTGTATTCTTGTTCACCATATAAGATTTCGCCTAATGCCTCTGCTCCCTTAAAAAACTCTCCCCTGCCTACATTTCGATGATGTCTATACATCTGCTGTCTGGCACTGGGAATCATCTCGTTAATCTTGCGCTGCTCTCTTGTCCCTTTCTTTTCCAGGTCTGCAAGAATACTATAAAGCCTATCTTTAGCCTTTGGATCTCCGCGCCATCTATTGTGAAGCTGTTGGAGTTCATTGATGGGATTCTGCTCCTGGATGGTCATAGCTTCTTCCCACCAGTCTACATATTCCTGTCTCTCTGCAGGAGACATTTCATAAAGAACATCCCTAAGAGTATCCCAATCCTCCTCTGACGGCTCGATTTCCTCCCATTCTTCACGCTGGTACGCATCGCCCAGGACGTCCTGAATATCCGCATTGATCTTCTTTTGTGAATTCTCCAGAATCTGTCGGGTTATTTCTTCCGGAACTCCATGCTGACGCAGGTCTGAGACACCCTTGTCGATCGCGACGGACGTGCCACCACCGACGATCGCGCCGATCAGCCCTTCGTAGAGTACGTTTTTGATGATTTCCCACGCAGATTCCGATCGAATCCCGGCAAAGTTGGCAATTCCTGAGTCAGCTGCAGACTGCAGCATTTCCTGAATAGCCTCCTCTGCCGTCTTGATCAGAGTACTCCGCAGTACGCTTCCGTATGATTTTAAGAAGATATCCAGGCCGACCTTTTCCAGAGCGCCTTCGGCAAAGCCAGAACCAGAAGATATGTCTCCGGCCTTCTCAGGATCCATGCCTGTTGCCCGGGCCTCCTGGTACATCCGTGATTTCTGCATCACACCGAACAGGGCAGCTGCAGCCATGGGGCTTTTTGTGGCTGCAGAAATACCCACGGCCATGGCCAAAGACGCGCCTCCAGATCCAATATCCTCAAAAAATCGCTGATATCGTCTGTCACCCCTGGGGAACATAGAGGAGACCTTTTCCAGGTTCTTCTGGGCCACTTGAGTTCCCATCTGAACCATGGATTCATCCAAGGAGGACCGTTTCGCAAGGGAGGCAATGCCCTTTCTGGCCAGAACGTAGCTCTCTCCAATGAACGGTACGACTTTCGAAACTGCAGATGGAACGGCCGTGTCCGGATCCAGCTCCGCACGTTCTCCCATTTCCTGCAGGATCCCACCGGCCACAGAGGGGAGGGAGGCGAACATTCTGCCTGCGCCCCTGCCGAGACTGGTTCCGGCTTCTCCTACGGTCTTGGCCACATCCGCAATGCCCCTGCCCATCTTCCTGGCCATCATATTGAGTGGACCGCCTTCCGGCCTCGCCTGCGGAGAAAAACGGGTTTCCAGAGCCTCAGAGAGCTGCTCATCGTCATATTGCGCATAGGACGGATACTTAGTCCTGATTGCCTGCAAGATCTTGGCATCTGGATATTTAGAATACTCTGGATGCGCGTTTTTGAACTGGGTTAAAGGCTTCACTTAGTCTCCAGCAGGTCCAGGATCCCGAACGGATCCTCCTCTTTTTGTTTGGACTTTGATTTTTTGCCTGCCATTCTGCCCAATGAAGAAGGCTTTGTTTTTGGTGCAGCTCCGGTGACAGCGTCAAGCTGCAGTTTGTTTTTTCCTTTTCGGCCCTTAGACCCTCCATAGTCGGCCATGGTGGAATTCATGGGCACAGACATTGGAACACGGCCTTGATTTTCTTCGTGGTACAGCATAAAATTACTCAGATCCCGGAACAGCTTCTCGTCCTCCTCCGTCCACTGGCCGGATGCAATCTGTTTTTCCAAGTGGTCCACGGCCTTTAAATACTCTTGGAGCAATTCTTCCTTATAAGGTTCCAGGCTGGAAATCTCTCCGAATTCGTCATAAGTGGGGAACCCGCCCTGGTTGGCTATGGCTGCAGCTCCCTGGCGATACCTGGCTAAAATCTCTCCACGTTGTTTCAGTCTCGGTTCGTCTGTTTTTGAAGTACTCCGGCCTCTGTTTTGGCTATTGATCCTCGCCACTTTTTCCCGGGTTTCCAGCTCTTTGCCTTTGTATTCCTTCTCCCATTGCCGGTCTCTCTCTTGGTCATACAGCGTCTTAAAACGCATATACTGACTGGCAGGAAGGTGGGATTTTCCGGATCTGGAGAAAAAACCTCCCATGGCCTTGTCCCACTCCGGAGGAACGGGATACATCTCCCTCTCAACATTTTGTGGATTGATTTCCACGTTCGGATCAGCAATCAGGTCCATCATTCGACCCATAATGTTTGTTCGGGATTCGGGAGTAATATCAGGGGTGTTGCCCATGGCCTCCAGAACACTGAGCTTTCGATTGGTCATGTCCCGTCGATCCTGGCGTTCCACGGTATTCTGGTATCTCTCATCCTCCCTTTGCCATGCCTCGTCTCTCCACTGCTTTTGACGCATTTCCTCTTTTCGACGAAGGATGTCACCTGCAATCATGTCAGACGCCTGGGCCATCATGGTCAAGGCTGAATTCTGCCAGTCTCTCTGTGCCATGGATAGGAATCCTTATTTCGGTAGTTCGGCCTGTTGCCCCTGTTCCGGTGTCAGCATCCCGGACTGATACAGCATCATAGCCCTGGTCAGAGATCCTATTTCCGGGGTAAAATCAAACTGGCCATGCTGGAACTGTGCCTGGGCATTCTGTGAGCCCATGAGCATATTGTGATAATTTAGCAGCTGGTTATGACGTTCCTTTTCCAGACTCACGTCCAGGTCTGCTGTGGCCCGTCCTGCTTTACTGGCAAATCCATGAAGGCCGGACGTTACCATGCCAGCTGGCATTTTATTCGCTGCAGCCCATGAACGGAAGGAGGCCATTGGAGCTGCCATGCTCTCCTGGATCCGGCGCTGTCCCTGTCCGCGGAGCTGCGCCATGTCTCCCGGACTCATAACCAGTTCGTCTTTGTGCTTCCTGGGATCATACATTTTTCCACCGCCAAAGCCCAGGACCTTGTTCAGAGCGCTTACGCCTGTACCTATGGCCATCATTGCAAGCGGTCCCATAAAATTCTCCTTTTAAAGTGGGTGACGGACCCCTGCGAAGCCCGTCACCCGGGGTACTGGAGGCAGCGTGCAGGGTCCGGCGTTAGCCGGGTAATTCGGGCAGGGCGAATCCGCCTTCCTCTGCGGCATCCTCACACTGTTTGATAAAGAGATTCAGAGCCATGTCGTCGTACGGCGTTGACGAACTGTGGACCAGTTTTTCGAGCCAGATCTTGGCCTCGATATAGCCTGACTGAATGGCCTTGATCTGGGTTTCATTCAGTTCTTCACCCTTGACAATGGAGTCCAGGGCTGCGGAAGCCAGCTCTTTAATGCTTCCAATGACCATCGGTAAAAATACGGAAAAGTCCATTTTTGCCTCCAATCTGTCTGTGTGCCTTAGTTGTTCTTCTTTTCTTTGCGCCGTTCCCTTCTTTCTTCCCGGCGTTTTAGACGTTCTTCTTTACGGAGAGCCTTTATCAGCTCCCGTTCGTGTTCAGTTACTACTGCGACCATCTTCGTGCCCTTTGGCGCCTTCGCTGCGCGGATTCCTTTTGCCACCAATCCGGCAGCTGACAGTCCCAGTCCGGTCTTTACCATAAAGGCGCTGACCGGCTGCAGGAAGGGAACTTGTCCAACGGCGCACCCTGCAACCGCCACTGCGATACCTCCCAAGAACTTGGGGATCCGCTTCAAAAATCCCAGTTTCATGACTCTGCCTCCTGTAACTTTTGTGCTTTAAATGGATCATATATGCCCAGAAGATCATCCCTTCGATCAACAGGACGGATCTTCATAAACGCATTATATTTACTGGCCTCAGACTCCGTGTCAACTGAACGGCGCCCGTCTCCTGCTTCGATCATTAAATCCATGTGATAACAGATTCCTACGTGTGTAGCCCTTCCTTCTCTGCCATAAAAGACCAGTGCGCCTTGTTTGGGCTCTGTAAGAACCAGATGAGGCTTCCCAAACTTCTTGAACAGCTGGTTCGCAGTCAGATAGGCATAAGGCCCCAGTTTTCCCACAGCCCGGAGCATTTCACACGCCAGATTGGAACAGTCAAATCCTTCCATAGGATCGTTTCCTCCCCAATGATAGGGGAGGCCGATAAAACGGGAAATATAGCCGACTGCCAGAGCTGCCAGCTGGTCATTCCTCGAAGAAGTCTGATTCATCATACAATACCTCCACTCCCAATTTTTCAGACATGGCCTTCATCTGCTTCAAAAGCGCCCGCATACATTTCCGGGTTTGAACCATCTCTGTGCAGTTTGCTTCCACCTTACTTACTACACCGTCCCATTCCCTGTATATCTTCCTGGCCTTACCGAATGCAGAGGCAATGCTGAATACAATAGCCACGATCCAGAGAAGCGTACCCAGCCCCAAGGTAATTTTTACGGATCCGGGCTTGAACTTGGGCAGATGAATGGTAGATCCTCCATTTCCGTCAGCTGAGAGCTTCATTTAAGCACTCCTATGCACTTTCCAGGGTTTGAATTCTGTTTTCAAGGGCATTTATCTGTTCTTGTAGCGATCGAATCGATTGCTGAAAAGCAGAAAATTGGCGCTCCAGGTTAGAAGCGGATATATCGCTGTCCTGCTCGAACCGAAATGCCCGTTCTGCTTGTGACTCGCTCATGCGTTCACTCCAAAGACATTGATTGTGGGAGTCAACCTACGGACCTGTATCGAAAGATCGTCTGCTGAATCCGTTTCCAGGATCAATAAGAGATTGCGGAACAGATATAGAGGCCGATCGATTTTCAGGTCCACGGCTGCAGAGTTCAGGGTCATGGTAGACGTGGTCTTGTCCGCTACGTCGGCTGCCCATAACACAGGATCCTTGGCCGAGATAGTCACATCACAGTTGCCTTTTGCCATCAACTCTAATGATTCCAGTTTGTTATACCGTTCCGGGTCAGACATAATCAACTCTGTGATGAATGACGCCTGCACGGTTTCGTCGAACGTCGTCTGGTCATGGTTGAACCGGAATAGCGTGGATATAACCATTCCCATAGGACCGGATTCTTGGGCCAAAAGAATCAGATGTCCGTCGTACAGGTTAAATGCCTGTATCGGCGTAAGTCCAGTGGACCGTATATACCAGTGTTTGTAATCCACTTGAAAGGCCATGATCGTGTTAGACAGGACCAGCCATAATTCCCGGTCGATGCGGTTCCATGCGAAGAACGAATCTGTATCAACATGAGCCTGGTAGTATTGTCTCATGCGATGGGATCCAAGCATAGGCTGAGCTGCGCCTCCGGAGAAAGTGTAAACCTCATCCTTGTCCATGAAATACAGGACGCCCTCAATAACGATCCAGCCATTATCGGTATAAAGGCCAGCCTGGGTGAGAGCTACGTCTGTATAGAAATTTGTGCCTGAATACTGCATCTGAGTGATAGAGTGCCGTTTCAGGAACATGATCTTATTGTCTCTTTCACACACAACCCGGACGCTATCAGCTCCTCCGAACTGGGTCTGAGCAATATTCCCATTGGGAAACACGTCATATTGACTGGGGAGGCTGTATCTCGCTGCGTCTGCCTCATTGTTCTCTGCAGAATTACACCAGGCCCGGCCCTCTGCAATACAATAATGGGTATAGTCTGGGTTCGTGTCCAGGGTCCCGGTCGGAATCCCTGTATATGATTCAAATGTCGTGGAAGGAAGATCCAGCAGATTGACGCAGAGAGTAAAGACCAGATAACGGGTTCCTGAATCATAGGCCTCGACCGGCTCCATGTAAAACTTCAACCATACCCAGTCTGACGGAGCATTAATGGCCGAAGATAAATCATCTTCAAAGTAATACTCGTTACTTATGTCGTTCGGATTTCCTACTGGATCCACCTTGCCGTAATAGGTTTCCTGTTGGTGTACCCGGGTAGAAACAACTCCATCACTTCCAATTACATCCACTCGACGACCAGCTGCAGCCCTGGCCCGGATTATCATCTCGCGACCCAGGTCGTCCACTTGTGACTGAATTGTATCGTCAAAGGTGTTGCCAATACACTGTTTCCAGTAAATATTTGCGTTATCTTCGTGATAATTATCGTTTGTTGCTGTTCCTGCATTATAAGCAGCTACGACCGTGTATGCTGAAAGCAGCTTTTTAGGATCCACATCCTCCATGACATCGATCACATCGGCCACAATCCATGGGATTTCTGGATCCGCTGGATTATTCCCAGATGCAGACTGATACACCAGAAGCCCTACGCCTGTAACCCGGACCCCTTCATTCCCGTCGAACCAGTTGGAATCTTCCAATTCAACCTGGAAGCGCCTGGCCAGACCCGTATAATCGTCTACATCGCCGATCTGGTCCATGGTATCAAGAGGGATGGGGAGAGAGTATTGTCCGTTATCGAATATGAAAAATATTGCATAATAATAGCTGGACCGATCTCCGCCTCCTGCTCCTTCCTCACATTCGAACAGTTCCGTAGTCACCGAATATGAGGGCCAGTCAGTGACTTCGGCCTTAAACAGATACCATTCGGACGAAAATATCCTTTCTCCGTCCTCCTCGATGATGATTAAGTCGAAATAGCCGGTGTTCGTGCCGGACCCAGAGTCTGGGGAGAGAGTAATAACCAGAGATTGTGCAGAGGCCGGAGTAAAGGAAACCTCCAGCTCTTCCCAGGACCCACCGGCCGTATTGACTGTGTCACTGCCAAATGCCGAACTATCCGCAACAGCTCCACACTTTAGAATCGGATCATAGGCAGGACCAGATGGAAGTAACACCCTGGCTTTGACTGTGTAAGCATAACCAGCCTTCATGGTGAATGCCGTTCGATAGACATACCCGGCGCCGGTGGTCTTGATAACTTTCAGGCTGTACTGCCCCTCTGCAGCTGCGACACCCAGGCCGTCAGCATCTGCCTGTTGATCATATTGCGAAATAGTCGCATTGGATCCGGTGTATTCTGCAATCCCCCCGGAGAGGTCGTCATATAGGGGATAACACGCCAGGTCTGAGTTGATCGTCTTGTCACAATACCCGTACCACATGGGATGCGAACCGCCAGTGATCCGCAGCACACCCTTGAAGTAGTGAAATTTCAGAGTCACGTTGCCGATCGTCACGCCGGAAGGGAGGGTCAATGTCGTGGGTGTTTCGTTCTCGTAGCCGTCTCCGTCTCCGTCGTCATAGAGCAACCGTTTAACACAGTTGGCTCCGTAGCCGTCCTGATAGATGATACACCGGCCTCCGTCGTCGTTGGAAATCTCGATTGCTGTCCGAATCTCACAGAAAGACTTTGAGAAAGACTCCACATAGCCCCGTACGGACTCAAACTCGCCCTCCTTGCCCATGCGAAAATTTACCACTTCCTTGAACCGATTGTGTCCCAGGGCGTGTTCAGCGATATCCGAATACATGCTGCCAGGGAGAATGTCAAATTGTGCCCGCGGCATTAATACTCTCCGTAGTCGTCCTCTCTTGGTCCGGGAGTCCCGGATCCTCCTGCAAACAGGGTAGTAATGTCCTGATCACCGGCGCCCAGTTTGAATAGCTCGATTTTCAGCTCCTCAAATCTCAGCCGGTCCTCCTGGTACATGGGATATTCATTGCTTAACTCTATGGCCGTCCCGTAAAGGAGAATCTCATGAATATGCTCCCATGGCCATTCAGGAGACTTGGCTTCCGATGCTGCAGCGTCTCCATCCTTGTCCACCAGGGTCAGCCCTGAAGCGTAGTACCAGAGAGTGATAACCGTATCGTCTGCGATGTTCGCGAAATAAAATTTCCCTCCGAACTGGGTGAACGTCCGGTAACCAGCGTTCAGCTCCTCGTCGTCCAGGTTCATTTCGTCTGGGTGTTTGTACACATACACAGGCTCGATGCGGAATGCCTTGACGTAGTCAGTCGGCACGGACCAGTATTGAACCAGGGGATCCAGTGTGGAAAAATCCATTTCCAGCTCTTTGACCAGGGCATTTGTTTTCCGGTTCAGGTCATGATAGACCCGGTTCATGGCCCGGATAATGGCTGGCTTAATCGCCCTGGCCTTATCGATCTCGTTTCCCAGGCGAAAAGCCACATCGAAAGCCAGATCTTTTACAGTCATTCCACCAATCCGTTTGTTTTCAAAATAGCAGCCAAACGATTGTCCAGGGCGCTCAGATCACTTCCCCCCTCTCCTTCAATGGCCCTGGCCTTTTTCAGCTCGATCATCCCTGCATCCACGATCAAGTTATGATATTCCTCGGGGACAATAGGGATAATGGCATAGTGATATTCCTTTGTGTTGTCGAAAATACCAGATCCTTCCAGGGTAATAACTTTGGTGGATCCGACATAATCACTGCACTTATAAATCCCCTGAAGCGTAAACGTATTGCCTCCGGTGATTTCGTATATCGCCACATCGTAGCTGTTATACACATCATTGTCAGGGGAGGAGTTACCAGCAAGCGTGGCCGTTGTCGCGCTGGCGTATGTGGCCTTTCCCATGGTCAGATCCACCACACGACGACGATAACGGATTCTGACATCTGAACTGCTGGGCGCAGGATAAATGTAAATTTCCCTTCCTTCCAGGCAGTACAAAGGTTCGGACGCGGCAGATTTAGCGTTAGGATCCGCATCGATATGGCTCCGGTCCTCTACTTCGATCTTTCCGGCAGGACGCCACACATCCCCTGAATCTTTCCGCTCCACTGAGATTAAGCGTAATGCCTCGCCGGGAAAGTCAATAGAAGCTGCCGACACACTGGCTTCCTCGACGGTTGTTACCAATAATTCATGGTAGATTGGATAAAGAACCTGTGCGACATAGTGCATCCCCATATTGGCATACCTACGGAGAAGCATTGTTGGAATATCGCTTTCATTCTTGAGTTTAGCGTAATTCCTGATCGTGGATAGGATCTCAAAGGTATCCATGGTTTATTGATCCTTTCGCTTGGAGGAACCAGGAACCAGGCGTTCAAGCTCCTCCTGATAATAGCCGAAAAATTCTTTCTGCAGCCCCAGAGAGTTGCCCTCGATGGTGGCAGACAGAGAGGTGGCATAGAAAAGCAGCAAGTTCCGTAAATTAGGCCAGAGCAGACAAGGCTGCGTGTTGGATATGTCCGGGAGTTGATACACGTACCTGCATCGCTGTCCGTCTATCACGTCCGCGGTCGGAATAGGGCGTATATGATAGCCCCCTTCCAAGTCTGTGGCTACGGCTGGATAATCAGTCGTAGGAAGCAGGTCCACGTTGGAGTCATCGAACAGAGCAGCCGACTCTTTGACTTCCCGGGCTGGTCGGCCAGGATTTGTTTCAGTGATGGGATCTGAATAATTCAGTTCCAGGGAAACAAAGCGGATATAGTCAGCTGGCCATTGATACTGTGCAATGTCTTGTACCAGCTTCCATCTCCACGTCCGTATGGCGTTGGCAACCAGGCGCGTGGGAAGAATATTGAGCAGGTGCAGCTGTGCGCGGTTTAGGGCAGACAATGTCTGATATTTGTCCGTATCGCCGGTGTTGATCTGCAGAAAACCAGTAATTTCAGCCTCTAATCCGGCTTTCGTCATCGTAGCCATGCCACCTCTCTAACAGGATAATTATTCTGGAAAAGGTCCGGTGTCGTCAAACTCCGAACCATCCTCGTCCTCCGTATCCGGGGGAGGAGGACCGTCATCATCCTTGCCATTACTCCCGTTGACCATGGCGTCCATGGGGCTGGTCCGGGGTGGTCTGGCCGGTTTTTTGGCCTTGTCGTTGCCGTCATCGATCTCGGCGTTCAGGTCTTCCTCAACGATTTCCTCTTCCACGATATCGGTATCGGGAACGGACACAGCTTCTTCTCTGCGTTTGATTCTGGCCTTGCGCCCGAAAATGGGCTGTTCTGCAGGACCGGACTGAGGAACGCCGGACGCACCGGACATACGCCGTTCCTCGTCCCTGCGCTGCTGTTCCTTCCTTCTGGCCCGGGTAATGACCCGATCCTTGTCATTATCGAAATCGCCGATATGATCAGGATACTTCTCCCGGAGCTTTGTGGCGTCGGGTTCATTAACCTCTGTTCCCCGGTCAGGATAAAGCCGGGCAACGTGCCGGACGGACTGCTTGGGACCCTCTCGAAGCCCAAAGGTCTGGCCTGTGGGCAGCCATTTCTTCAAATACAGTCGAGGCATGGTTAAAACCTCCAGTTTGAAATAAAAGTAAAAGGGGAGGGGGGGTGGTATCCCCCCCTGAAACCAGTTCAATCGTTCAATCGGTTATGTGATGTCTCCGATTTCCGCCCAGGTCGTACCCGTGACGGTCATCATATAGATCATGGGCGTACTCTTGTCCACCAGGAGGGATCCGCCCATAACGTTGGTCCCATCGTCGTGTGCAAGGAAATGGGCAGTATTGACGGCATCCTCAGCAATGAGAATGGACCAGTCAATAGTCCTGTCCTGGGATTCATAGCCCAAAAAGCCCACATTGCCGGTATGGCTGGAGAAATCTGTGGGACCTTTCTCCAGTCGGGTTTTCTGAACCATCAGTTTCATGGTGGCCATATGATGTGTCTCCTATGTTCGAACCAGACTTAGATCTTGTTCTTAATCCGGCTCTGTTTGCTCAGGACACGGCCAACTTCGGGCTTGGTAAAGGTCATAAACCAATACACATCGACCTCATCCATATTGGTGGCCTGTCCATCGAATTTCAGTCGGACCCAAATCCCACCCTGGTAAAGTGGATCAGGAACGGTATCCGCGACGTTTAGTGAATCGCTCTGCAGCGTCCCGCCGTTCAGGTTGTCCACAACCTTCCCAGAGTTGATCGTGGCCAGCTTCCAAGTCTCCCGGTCAAAGCTGTACTGCGCGTACACGTCCACGTCACACGTACCGCCGGCATTATCGTATGCGGTGATAATCGCGTTGTACACGGAATGGCAATCAGCGATATAGATACACTGGGTATAAAAATTCCCAGTGCTGTCCGTGGAGAAGTCAATGGTTCCATAGGCCAGAAGGGAGTAAGGATCCTCCCGAACGCTGACGGTCTGATCGTAGGTATCCCCTGCAAAAACAGGCACGGAGAGCAGAATCAGAGACAGCAAGAGAAAGCTGAAAACTCGTCGGATCATTGTTTTTTTACCTCATGTTTGATCTTTCTCGTTACCAAGGCCCGGAGGCAGCGTTTAAGCCGCCCCCGGGGTCAGTAATGGAGGAGAAGATGATTACATGGACGGTTCTTCCGCCCAGGTCACGAATACGGCGGATCCGTAGTTCTTGACATAGGCCCCACGGGTTCCGTCGTCGTCGTTCCAGGAATCAGCCCGGGAGTAGCCTTCGACCACACGGTAGGCAATACCCAGGATTTCCTCATAGTCCCGGGTGCGCTGCTTGTACTCAAAGGCGTTCCCGGTCGCCTTGTACAGGGCGTTATTGCCGATAACCACACCTGCGAACTTCTGGTAGGTGCTGTAAGACCGGAAAGACTGGAGATTGGTGATGGTGCTGGGTCCCCAGATCGGCTTGCCGGTCGTCCCGCTGACAGACACGGGCCAGGCTGCGGTATCGCTCACGAAAATGGCGAATCCTCCCCAGAAGTATTTGCAGCCGGTGATCATCGGGTTGTCCTTGGCCATTTGCTGTGCATACACCGTAGCAGCTGGCACGTTGAACTTGGGATCCTGCTCCAACGTGTGGATCTGATAGGGATGCACAACCATCAGCCAGAACTCATTCCCGTCCTTGGCGATAATGGGATCAATCTCCTGCATGGTCTGGTGTGACTTGAGACCGGACAGGAAATTGGTGTCATAGATGTTGGTATCGTTCATGGCATTGAGTGCCGTGCCGATATTCGTCTCGTAGTTGGCGGTTCCGGGGTAGTCCGAGACGCCATAGCTGACTTTCCCCTGTCCGGCCAGGAAAATGTGGGGATGGCTGATCGCCTTGATCGTCGAATGGCCGGAGAAACGAACAGACCCAAGGATATTCCGGCTGAAGCCGTAGAATAGGGACCATCCGCAGCCGAGAAATTCTTCGACCTGCGCATAGTGACGGACCAGCTGAGGTTTGGAGTTGAGAATAAACTGGTAATCCTTGGTGGTCTGCGTCATCATAATGCCCTCTTGGGGCTGGACGGCATGGCGAACGATGTCGATAGGCACGACGGCATGATTGACAAATTGCTCCTCTTCGAAGCCTTCCATCTGATCGCGCCCATAGGTGGGCAGATTGACAAGGTTCCGAAGCATGGGAATTTTCATTTCGTCGCCCATCGTCCGTTCCAGTTCGTGCTGCATGACAATGGGAGAGGCAATAGGCTTGGGGATATTGCCTTTGCGGACCACCACTTTGGCCTTGGGCGCATTGAACTTGGCGAATTTGCCCCAGAAGTGATGCTCCAGCACTTCCCACTTCATCTGTGCAGCCAGTATTTTCGGAACATTCCCGGTGAAGGAACGATCTATAATGGCCATGAAGTGTCCTCCTTACGATTTCGAACGGGAGGACAGAAAAAGGCGAAGGGGGATGAAGCTCCCATATCTGTGTGCCTTTCTTTCAGCTGGCGGTCTGCCAGGACGGACCAGCTGTACAGTCAGAGACTATCCTGTCTCCCCGTTGAGTTCTTGTTTGAGCCGTTCAGCAAGCGCCTCTGGCCCCAGGCTGTTTATTTCTACCTGAGAGAGGGATGCTGTCGGCCTGAATTCACCACCCTTCGGGCCTTCACCTGCAGGAGCGCCTTCTAACTTGGATCCGGCTCCGGCTGCATTATTGATAGAACTGATTGCCTCCTGTCTGCCTTGGCGTATTTTGCCGGACAGAACCTTATTCTTGTTGTATCTCAGATACAGAGTTGAGAAGGTGTCGTAGGTTACGGATCCGTCCTGTTCCTGAAACCTGGAAGGATTCGCCTCGATCGCCTGACGCACCTTAGCAAATTCAGGAGAATTGAAGACTTGTTTCACGTTCTCCGGCTGCTGGTCCCAGGGAATACCGGGATCCACTTGAATACCCAGGTCGTCATTGACAAATTGCAGGAAGCTGAGAGAAGTGGTCTGATAGGCCAGCTGTGCAGCCTGAGCCTCCTCCTTCTGAACTTCTGCATCATAGCTTGCCTGATCGACCTTGTATTGGTCCATCGCACGGACAGCCTTTACGTATTCGTCTGGATCCTCGTCTCTCAGTTCCTGCAGCTCCGCTTCTGAATATTGCCGCGGCTGCACCGGCTTTTTCATCTCGCGCATCTGTCTTCGAAGCTCGGCATTCTCCGCTCTGACGGTTGCCAGCTCCTGTGATCTGGCATGAAAAGCCCGTTGGGTGTTGCTCAGCCTATCATCGGATTCTTCGCCGGGTTTGCCTTCGGGAGTTCCTTCCGGAGCCTCGGGCGTACCGTCACCAGAGGGCGAACCTTTGTCCGCATCCGATTCCTCTGGCTCTTTAGGAGCCTTTTGGAGAGTTCCATCGTCATTGATAACCATGGAGTCCAACGTCTCCTTATCCAAATCGTTGACATTCTGCCCTTCCAGTCCGGGAGTTCCGTCTTGTTCGGAGCCGGGCTGTTGCTGGTTGTTATTTTCACCAGACATTATTGCCTCCATCTTTGCGGGTCCACGTAGGAGAGTCCGCTTATGATTATGCAGGAATACTAATTCTTGTCGAGATTGGCCTTCTGGCCTGCTGCACCACCTCCTTGTCTTCCGTTCGGCGTTCCGACCGTCGCCGGATCTCCTGCAGCATTGGCCATGGCCTGACCAGCCTGCATGATCTGTTGCATCTGCATGGCTGCCCGGTCTTCTTCTGAGGCAATGCCCATGGATGCCTGAACGGCTTTGATTTGATCTATGAGAAGTTGAATCTTTTCGTAGGGAGCATCCTCCAGCCAGAATTCTACATTCACACCACCAGGACCGAACAGCTCAGCCACCAGACGGATCAATTCCGTGTTTTCTAAGAATTTCGCTGCCCTCATGGTCGGGTTTGCATCATCCGCGATGGGAACCACCTGGAAATCACCATGGAGGATGTTATTGAAGACCTGATCACCAATACGCATATTGACAATCAATTGCTCTGTTTCCTGAGAGCCTATCTTCGGGAAATACCAGGCTTTATCGTAGGGAGTGTATCGCTGCAGCAGCTTTAGGGATCGTTTACACACTTCTTTGCCAACTCTACGGAATACCCGTTCTGTGGGGATCAGTGACTTGGACGCCTCCTGTACTCGCTGCGCAAACAGAGTAGCATTCTCCTGGGCGGTCTGGGTTTCGCCTCTCATGTTCTCCGTCACGCCAATGATCTGCTCCAGGAGCATCTTGGACGTTTCAGAGAGCTGTTGGTTGGCATACGGATTCTTGGGAGGATCAAAGACCTTGATAGAGTCCTCGATCTGGGCGTCTTTATTCACCTTTACGACCAAACCGGGCTCTGAAATGTGCCGCTCAACGTGCCGGACGTTCTGTATGTTCTGAGGTTTCATGGCTGTCAGGGCGCTGGCAGCCTTATTAACGATATCCAGCATCCGGTTGCGTTGATCATTGAAGTCCTTCTGTGGTCCCATGGCATTTTGCATCAACCCGAAGTAGTCCATGACACGCTTCATGTTCTGGTAGGCAGACATCACGAAGTAGTCAAAATTCCCGTCCTGGATCTCCTGGTCCTTGGTTTCCAGCAGGAAATTCAACCCCGGGACGAATGTGGCAATTCGGATCAACTCCGCCCGGTTTGTGTGGACCAGCTGTACATCGGGATTCGTCCGGAGGAACAGCTCTCTCTTCTTTCCTTCCAGAATGAGAATTTCGCTCTCATTGGCGGTAACGTTGTAAGCAACATCTGCAGACTGATCATAATCCCGGTAGAGGAATTCCACCACTTTGTATTGGCCATGGTACTCGTCTGAGAAATGGGGGCTGCGCATCATGTCAGCCATTTCAGTGTCTACACTGGACCAGAATTGAGATTCATCCTTGTCCTTCATGATCCCCTTGAGCTTGGTGCGATGATTCGGCCAGATTGACAGGATCTGTGGAACAGTCATCCACCGCATACGGGCTTGATACTGGGCGTCGCGTAACAATTCGTGCCTGGCCCTGGAATCAAACAGGATATCGAACTCGTCCACGTTCGTAATGGCCAGATCGCCTTCCAAACTGAGAGAATTTGAGATATGGGGATAGATCACACCACGACGGACCAGTGTAGCGAAGATTGTTTTTGCGAATTCATCCCGATATTCGGAGTGTATGGCCACGGCCTCCCATTTCTGCTGCAGGGCTGCAGCTCCATCGGGGCTGGCGCCATTAATGGGATAGATGCGCTCAGTCAGCTGGTTGAGATAATAATCTCCCAGTATACGGTTGAAAATGGGGAAAATGAGGTTCCAAACATTGGTGGGCCTGCGAAGTCGTTTGTAGTAGGCTTTTTGGGAGGGAGTATACTGTTCTCCGGCATACCATAAATAGCCTTGCCGGTATTTCTCATACTCTGACTGAAATACGTCCAGCTCATTGCGGACAGTGGTGGTGAACTTCTTGACTATCTCGTCGCGCTTCCGCTGGCTCGATGGGAGCATAAAAACCCCTTGCGATTCACTACACAAATGGCCGGATTTACGCCATATTATACGCTATATGTAGTATAAGCGCAAGGGGACGGTGCTACATTTGGACAACTTTACGAATTTCTCGCCATTTTGTCCAAATGTGTACCTTTTATTCGGTCCACACGCTCCTCAGTGGTGAATCTGTGGCCACATTCCAGGCAGCGCCGGTATCTTAGGACCATGTGCTTAAACTGATAGAGCCGGGTTTTATATACCTTGGTCTTGCCGTCACACTTTGGACAGAGCATCTTGCTCCCCCTCGTCCTCGACGATCAACTCGTACCAGATCCCGTATCCTGGAGGAATGACTGAATAATGAGGATTTTGTGCGTCTCTGGCTCTGATCGTGCCGTCAGGATCGATCTCCACGTATAGGACGTGCATTTTTTTGGCTTTTCTGTCCTTTCTGAAACCGTACAGGTCCGGCCACGTCGGAAGGCTGATCCGCCGGTACTCTCCCGTCTCCTCCCATGGATCCGGCTTCATGGATGTCTTTTTCCGTAGGTTTGAGACGAGACTTGAAAGAAACACCAGGAACCACTTCCATGTCTTTGACGACCAGGTCGCGAATCGTCCCATCCTTAATTTCCTCCAGATATTTTGATATAATGAGTAGCTGCCGCTTCACTTTGTCTCTGCCCTCCTGTAGCAACCGTTCGCGCCTCCGTTCCCTCCGTTTTCCTTTCTTGCAGAGGCGTTTTGGGATATCAACCTCAATGTACGCTCCGCTGCCAACACTGACCTGTGTCTCTCCTTGAAAGTACAACAGGAAGCCACGGACCATGTGCCGGATCTTCGGTTTTTTCTCACTCAGATAGTCCGGTGTCTTAAACTGGGGAGACAGAACCAGGGTGTCAATCTTGATCTTTTCGATTATCATTTTCACCTCTTTTCAGTTGAAAACACAGATCACACAGGTAATGACCGGCCCGTTTCGGTACAAATTTCCGTCCACAGCGACACGTCTTGACGGCTGGTTCGCTCCGGCGTCCGGCCAGGGCAGGAAGAAAAAGCCTTAGAAAGTCGATGTTTGGATCCATGGCGTCACCCTGCCACATCGATATACTCATCATCGCCGAGCCAGTGGCCATGAAGGATAGCCAATATCAACTGACGCTTCTTGGCAAGGTTTGCCATGCTGAAGTTTTCAGGAAAGATCTCCTCCTTGATTGTGACCATCGTTTCAGCGGTGGTAATTAAATACTTTGGTTTTTCCCCACCGGTCTTTTTGGCATAACCTTCCATAAGCTTCGTAATTGTTTGGCCGAGTGCAATCCGCTTCATATCTCCCTTTGAGAGTTCAAAGCCTCCGTGCGTTTCTTTCTTGGCAGCATTTTCTCTGGTATACTGCCTTTTCATCTGCTCGAAGGTGTGGTAGAAGTGTCTCAGGTCTGGAATAATTGCCTTGGTAAAACAACTGCCAATTCTTCCATTTTCCAGATTTGATATCGATTTTAGGGAATAGTGTGTGATTTCGGCCACAAGCTTCTGGGGAAGCCCCAGGTTCAGGCGTTGAAGTCTCAGCTCCTTGCCGATCGAGATTAACCTCTCCCTGGTGATATTTTTGGTCAGACTTGGCCTTGCCATGGTTCTGCCTCCATTGGTTTGAACGTTATACAACCTTACACAAAATCAGCTCCTTCTCCTCGTTCTCCTATTGCCTGGGAATCCCTCCCTTCGTAATCGTAGTCGTCGCCATACGGGGATTCCCGTTCTGGCATTGGGAACCACTTATAATCCACTACTGCAGCATATCGCAGTAGATCCGGAAAGTCCTTGCCGATCTCCCGGACCTTAAGGGACAAATCTCTCTTCTCTGCTGCTCTTCCTGTTGGCTCTGGTTCGTAGGCGTAGGTCCTCATACCCCAATCGCAATTTCTACAAGCCCTCGATATTGCCAGCTGGCTATCTCCATATTGATTAGGCTTTAACATATCCTTCACCGCCTGGTGGCCGGTGGCCAGATCATCAACGGCATCCAGAATAAACCCTCTTGGTCTGCCGAACTTCCTGAATGCTTCCTCATACTCCTGGAACAGCTTCTTCCCGGTTTTTAGGTTTGGCTTTAATCCATAATTGGGATCTATTATTGACTGGATCCTGTCAATGGGTATTCTTAGCTCCTCCTCGATCTCACACCAGAACCGAACAAAATCGTCCAGAACGTAGGGCGCTGCATCCTTGATCTTGTGGAAAGGAAGATGATGATACTGCGGATCAGACCTGGACGGCCATTCGCGGATCACTCGATGGCGCTGCCATTGGTCGATACGGATCCAGACACAGGCCGGAGGTCTCCGATCATGGGGATCCAGGACGAACTTGTACACGAATCGCCTGGGATCATGCTGCACCTTGAGGTTGACAAAATGCCGGGCCGAATCATAGGTCTTATAGACCAGACCGGATAGATGCTGGAATTTACCATGGATCCGGGCCTCCATCTCGTCAGGATCACAGTTGCGGATCATGAACTCGATATCTCTCTGGAATAAGACGCCCTTCGGCTGCAGGCCATAATCCGGTCCCAGGTCCCAGTTTCCGCACGTTTCCCGGCAGTTGTCCCACATGGACACAGTTTGGTGATATTTGTCATTGTCCAGCTTGACCCGGTCGATGATCTCATCCACGAACCAGGCTGCAGTAATCAGAGGTGTAGCCGGTATGATGATGATCCCGCCCTTGCGCAGCCGGAATAGAGCTGCACGGAACAAAGCCAAGGGAGGAGGTTCGTCGAAGATGACCATGGAGATATTGGCGCTTTCAAAGGTCTTTGAATCCTGGTCGACAGTCTTGAAGTAGAGCCGGAAGTCAGTCCCTTTGAATGCCACTTCATCCACATGGGTCTTGCCGTTCTTGGACCACTTCATCAGCCTTTCAGGGATCCAGACCTTGAATTCATCCCAGATGGCAGACAGAGAGTCCCGGTTGGACACGTACCAGATGTTCTTTGGCCACCCAGAGGGAAAATGCTGGTATAGGGGATAATCAAAGAACCCAGACGGGAATTCGTTTCCTGTGTCTGGGTCCTTTACGTTCCTGAATATGTTTTTGGCGTCAAATACTATATTGGCGATGATATTGATCGTGGCCGATGTCTTGCCGGTCCCGTTTCCGGATGTCATGAGAAAGATGCGCTTATCGTTATACTGCTCTCCGATCACACGGATAATGTCTGCCTGTGGCCGGTTCGGGACAAAGAACAGCCAGGGGAACCGCTTTCGCAACCACATTAGTTTCCATCGTTTTTTCAGGCTTAGGTTGGTACGTGTGATCAGAAACATGTAGTATAAAAATCCCTTCTCATCTTATATACAGCTCTCCAGTTAATTATTTGCCATTTAAGTTTTGCGTCTATACCAAAAAAACAATATCTCCAACGGAGTTCTCTCTCATTCGGTTCTCCATATCCCCTCAACATCTGTTCTGCGGTCGGACGTCTGAAAAATCGCCTCAATACCCCTCGTTTCGATAACCCCCATTTGATAGCTAAAAGACACACAAGGTTTCCGTGGAGAGGAGGCGGACACCTTGTAGGTCGTGGATCATCCGCTGGCCATGAAACCATCCATTTCGCCGTTGGATGTCGCAGCCAATCAGCTACAACGGGCTTCCGAATATATCTCCTTTGAACACCACACAAAGGGCATTTATGAAAATTTCGATATAAATAGCGCCGTATTTTAACCTTTAAGAATGCTCTTAACGCAGGATCCACTTTCTCCTCCTTCTTTTTACTCAGCCGGCAGCAGGTTTGTCTTTCCCGGGGCGCTCTCCGGGTAACATGGGATTGATTCCTTCGATGGGGTGAATAAAAAGAACACGCTGCCAGCTGTTAACCAATGTTTTTAAATTTGGGATAGTATTAAGAACCAGAGAGCCAGCCAAAAGACTCCAAAAACGGCGATTGATACAATAAGTTTTATTAAATCCTTGTCTGGGACTTTTTTAATTTTCTTCAATCTCTACTCCTCCTCTGATTCGAGTTGCCTCCGAATCTCGTCTTCGTCCGGCATATCTTTCAGCGGATCATCTGCCTTGTTGCCTGATTTATCCCACATACCCAGATAGACGCCCAATTTCTCCAGGGCCGGAATCTTGGGCTGCAGCGTGATCTTGATGCGCCCGTCCTCTGTCTCGTGAAAAGTGGCCACAGCACCAATAATGTGACGGGGAATCTCCTTGGGGTCTCTCAAATACATCCTGGTGACCTCTTTGAACTCCTGCTTTTGCCCCTCCTTTGGTTCCCCCATGGGGACCATGGGGACCCTCTCGGTGACAAACTCCACATAATCGTCGAGATTGGCATTGGCGATAAGAAAGAGCTGCTGCAAAACGAACTTCTGTTCGATCTTCAGCTCCTTGAGTTGCTGGTCCTGTAAGAAGGAAATGCGGTCCTGGATGTTAACATACGTCATCAGCCTACTACCTTGAGACCGTGCCGAATCTTTGCTATATCCAGCCTTAATAGCAGCATAGGTCATATTGGCCCTTATCAGGAAATGTTGACAGAACAGCTCCTGTTTCCGGTTTTTGAGTGGCTCTGACCCCGGTTTGACGTACTTTGGATCCCCTGGAGAGACGTTTTTAGGGTCTTTTTTCGGCACAATAAGCCCCCTCTTACACTCTGCCCAGGGAAAAATGCGCCAGATCACAGGCGATACAGGCAATCGCGCATCCTTCCCAGTCGCCATCTTTGACCCATAATCCACACTTATCCTTCATACATGGAACCGGATCCTGCAACAATGTTCCACCACCCAGGAATGGACAGTATTTCTTTGTTGGATCATAGTTCGGCTGCACAGGCGATTCGGACGCCAGTTTTTCTTTCTTCTTTCGCGCCTTGGGAGGAGCTGCAGCCTTCTTCTCCTTTTGTGGAACATACTGCAGTGGAACATACTGCAATAGGGCTTCCGCGTTATATTCCAGCGCCTTGGAGATACGACGAAGCACCGAATTCCTCGGCCGGAGGGTTTCCCCTTTTTCAATGTGCATCAAAGTGGCATACGAGATACCAGCCAGCTTTGCCAGATGATTGAGACTATAATTCAACTCCTCCCGTCGATGGCGAATTTTCTCTCCCACTGTTTCAAATTTCATCCTCTCCTCCATCTGTTGAATTCTGATAGTATGGCTTCAGACTGTATTCTGATTGACTGAGGGCTGAACATAAACAGCTGACTGTGTCCTTCGATCAGCCGTCTCAAATTCCTGCTCGTCACCCGGCACAGATTGACTCCAGGCATAGCAGCCAGTACATTGGCCAGATGATCATATTCCTCAGATTCAGTAAAATCCCTCAGCATGATACGGGCTGCCCGAATTTTCAGCTTCCAATGTGACGGCCATTCAATGTGGGGGAGGCGCCAGAACAGCTTGTAGAGTCTGGGATGTCTGGAGGCTTTGATCCCAAGGGAATGGATTATGCCTCCTCCGATCAGCTGGAACTCTCCAAGACAATCACCCTGCTCGGGACAGACTTCCCGGTCCACGAACCAGGTTGCCGGTTTCCTGGTTGGATAGCAACAACCGAAATAATATGCGATGATGTCAGTCCTCATGGCTCCCTCCCTTCTCGATCTTGGCCGGTTCAACAGCGTCACCATGACAACGGAAACAGAATGCGTTCATGTACGGACCACCCACAAATCCACAGTTCAGACAGACGAACGTCTCCGGCTGTTCTTCCAGAACGGCCAGATCCTCCATGTAAATTGTGATTTTGTCCTCACACATGATATCACCCTCTTCTATTTTTCTGGAAACCTCTTGTCAGCAGTCACACGTATACCACGTATCACCTTGTCAATGTCCTGTTCAGGGACAAAGACGTTGGTTACAAACTTAACTCTCTCAAGGCCCCCATTGTCATTGCATACCCTGTAAGTGTTCGTACACACCCACCCTCCGGGGACACGCAGGAAGTAATATTCTTCATCACGATCAAAATATTCCCCTTCAAACATTTCCATAGTATAGAGCAACTCAGCCTTTAGCACTTCCTCCTCGATCCACTGTTTTTTTGTTAAGGTCTCCATTCTTTCCTCCGTTTTGTTGCGTGATCCATCACCCTTTTCCTTAAAACAGCCCCATTTCGATTTGAGAAGTATCCGTTGCTCCTACGCATTTCAGTACATCCTCTTTCGAAATGTGCACAAACCTCCAAGCCCCGTTATCTCCCTTGGTCTTTCCGAACTTGGCCAGAGTCTTGACCTCGCTGCCCTTTGGCTCCCTCCCCAGGGCGTCCCTGAGAATCACCGCTGCAGCCTGGTAAAAAAAACGGATATCGTCACTGCCGTTGGGATAATCCTCCGGAGAAAAGTCGGTTTCGAAAATTGTCTCGATCTTTACCCCCGAAAAATCATTCGGATTTCGTCCAACAGGCCCTGTTCGCCTTGTGACGTCAAAATGATTCATGCCAGGCTGAGGTCTGTACATCCACCCACAACCATAGTGTGTTTCAATCTCACTACTCATAGATTTCCACTCCTTCCGGCAGGGCCACGATCTTCCATGGTCCAGGCTTCGCGGTCAGGTCAGTGGAGTAGTGCCATACGCTCTCAAGGCCGTTATGACCAATAGCCCGGATCCCCACAACACAGGTTCCGATGGTGTCAGGCTTTATGTAGTACCAGCACTGATTCTCCTTTACCTGGGCAACAACAACATTGTTCAATGAAATTTCAAAGCCAATAATGGCCATAGGCTTTCCGGTAATATCCCGGAACGAATGCTGCCAGGAGATTTCAACCCCTTGGCCATGCGGGACATAAATCAGCGCTGAGTGACTACATCCGAGGAATATTACCAAAAAACAGCACAGAACGAATGATGCCCATCGATTCATTGTGTTCCTCCATTGTCACTTTGACAATTCGAATTTCTGTACGCGGAGAAGCTGGATCCACGGCCTTATGCAGTATCGCGGTCACGATCTGAGAGTCATCCTTATAGGCCAGACCGACCAGGGCGTCCAGAATAGGCTTATCGTAGTTGGTCACATCCCGCCAGCGCCGGTCCGGGAAGTAATAGGTAATTTGAATGGCCAGTGGTCCAGTTAAAGGCTCTTGATCCCTGTATTTAAGGAAATAAGCGTCTTTAACTTGGAGCTTCCAGATCTTCCCTTTACTGGTAACGACCCGGCCATGATAGGATTTTCCAGTTTTTTGAGACCGTAGGACCTGTGGGCGGTAGAGTTTATTCACGCTGATCGGAGAGCCGAACATGACGATTTTTCTAACCTTCACTTTCCCCTCCGTTTCTTTTTCTTGGCCTTAGCCTCCCGAACCTCTTTTCGAAGGTTCAATAACCGTGTAGTGTTCCACTTAACGAGGCGTTTCTTTTCTTTGAGCTGTTCTTTATTTCTGTCAAGTAAAAGAACGAGGTTTGACGCCTCCTGCCTCAGTTGTTTCAGGCTTTCAATTTCATTACAGTATTCTATTACATGGACAGGGGAGAGGAAAGCAGGAGTGACCATCTTTCTACAGTGAGCGCAAAACAGCTCATACCTGTAATCAGACAGACGGTTTCCGTTTGCCACTGTGCAGCTACGCATATAGGTGCCGCCAAAACCACACTCGGGACAATTGGGTTTGTGCTTAAGCTTAATAGGATTTACCATCAGCGATCCTCCCATGACGGAACAGCGTTTGCTAAATACATCTCCGGGCTGTCCATGCGAACATTAAAAATGCCTTGCTGACCACGATAGGGTTTAAATGGCAGCACCATGGGGTCCTGCAACCAGAAACCGAACGGACCCTCAAACCATTCACTGGGGCAGGTTTCCAACACATCGACCATATTCACCACACCAACGATTCCACCTGTCTGCATGGTTGAGATCTGAGGGAGGCTGGGGAATTCGGCCAGGAAGCGGTGAAACGCCTCCTTGTCTATGGTTTTTGACGCATGAATCAAGAGCTGTCCACGATGTTCGGTGTTCCAGGACCGGTTTTCTATGTCCTTCCCGGCATGGAGAATAAGCCATGCCCAGGGCTGCTTAATTGACAGTGCTTTTAAGACCATGGATCTGCTCCTTTAATTTGTCAGGACTGTATCCCGAGTTTAAAAGTCTGGAAATTAATAAATTCATTTCCCTGGTCAGATTTGCGGGATCCTGTTTCTTACGCGGAAGATCCCCATTGAAGATCATGACGATCTGTTGGATCCTACGGATTGCATCCTGTATCCAGGGCTGTTCCAGCTGGTGTTTCCTCCGTATTTCCGGTATCAGGTCCGGCGTACGCTTCTCCTCCTCTTTGAATCTCTTGGACATCCACTCCAGATATTGCAAGGCAAACCGGATCCGCAGCATGGGAAACGCATCAGTCACCTGTTTTCCAAAAAAGATAGAAGGATCCAAATCTTTGAGTGCCGCGATCAGAAAAGGCTGGGGATATAATTTCAGAAATGCTCCGGCCATATTAGACCATCGCTGCTTCTTAAAGTCGTCGTCGATGTGGGCGACCTTAAAAACCAACAGATTGTAGACTGGTTGAATGTTTCTCCATGTGATTTTTTCAGCCATCCCGTAGGGATTTTAAGAAAAAGGCGTTAGGCTTTTTCTTAAAATCAATCCTTTCTTTGAATATGTAGTAGAAGATGAATATGAAGATGAAGGCCATGGTTTTGCCAGGATGTTTGCCATGGTGTTTGCCATGAATTTTGCCTGCAGGCTGCCAAGATGTTTGCCATGGCCTCCATCTCTCCGCTACTCCTTTTCCCATCGGGAGTCCGCTCCCTTTTTTCCAGCCTCGGATCGGACACGGCTCTTGTGTTCGAATTCTTTCCGGTGGATCTCCATCCGTAGATTCTGGAGTCGGGAATTATTGCCATTCACACACTGGAACTTATCGGATAGACGTATATCTTCTCCTTTCCACATCTGTAGAAATAAATCGAGTGGTTCTCCTGTCATAGAAGCCAGGCGCTGAGGATCATTGGGAATAGAGCCTTTATTCCATTGAAAAAGTAAGAGTTTAAGATATACGCCAAAGGCATCGTTCGGCAGCTCTGCTGCAGAAACAAGGACGTCTCCGATATAGATCGGACAGTATGGCCACTTCTTCGTATCAGTGGGAGGCATGACGCTCCTTTAAAACGGATAGACAAAAGCGGTGACGTGGATTGGATTATTGTAAAAAAGGGCAATCAACAACAACGTAACCAGGCCTATGGGCACGTAGCGTGTCTCGTATTTGTGATTGATTTGCCACCGCCTTTGTCGTCCGTTTTGTTATAGTTTTGTTAAAGAGAAATCGCCAATTGAATTCCGGTTTTGGTGGATCCGAAATTAAGGCGATCGTTCTTTAATTGTCTTGCAAGATATTCCCATGCCATGCCGATGACACAGCCGACAGCAGGAACAATGGGGTCGCCCTTGTGGTCAGCGCCTCCGGGATCCGGCGCCAGCCAGGATATGCCGATATCTGTCTGGTATCCATCGATCACAACTTCCCACAGCTGAAAGAGGGCATAAGTGGCAACAGGGCGCCAGACTGGACGCATCCCCACTGCTTTCCATACCCAGTTGAAAGTCATGCCGATACCGATCCGCGGAAATGTCCACTGGTCTACCGGATCCGGGTCTTTCTGTATCCTGTAGTCCGCTGCCTGCGCAGACCAGGCAGCCAAGACGATCAGAACAACGATTAAAATCTTTCTCATGATCTTATCTCCTATGCGTTACCTCCCCGCAGGCCCGGGAAGCAGCCCCAGAAAGCACTGCTCGTCCGAACTCACTGCTCCTCCGGGCCACGCGTACAATCAGGAGGGATCCAGGGGGGAAGGGGGCTAAAAACCCTGGATCAATTCTCGATGGTGTCCTCGTCGGATCCGAACGGATTATCGTCGTCAGTGTCTGGCGGAGGAGTATCTTCCGACTCTGGCGATTCCCCGTCACCATCGGCCCTGGATTCTTCGTTCAGGTCCAGCCCGGTCTGCCGTTCACTCGGATGCAACTCACGGCTGAACAGGACTTCACCTGTATCCTCACGGACCCGGGTGAATTCGTTGTCCTCAACATTGATGGTCTCTTTCACTGATACCGGACGATCCTCTTTCTTTGTGATCAGTTTCTGCCGGAGAGTGGACGCCTCCTCCTGCAGCAATTTGATTTCTTCTTTCCGGGAGGAAGTGACGGACTTCAGCTCCGCAACCCTGTCATGTATCTGTACCTGAATTTGCGAGAAGCGTATGGCCACATCTGTCAGTTCGGAATCGGTCAACTGACAAGGCAGCATGGCCATCTCAAATATGACCTGTGGAAGAACTTTCTGTTTTTTACTCGGCATTCTCCGGCCTCCAATCTTCTTTGTGAGGACCGTTCTCGACCTCTTTCAGATCCTCTTTGATACACTCGATCACGGCAGAAAGAGATCGGAGATCATACGTGAGGCCAGCGGTCCAATCGCTTCCGATGGAGAGAGAAGCTTTTAGGTATAGATACCCATGGATTCGAATCAAGCTTTCCAGGGTGCTTTTTCCAATCCGCACTTCTGAACCATCAATTTTGATCCGCCTCCCCAGGAACCTTGTAATGAACTGATTGAGAACGTTCATATATCACTCCTTCAAATTTGTAGTGAGAGGCTTGAGGCCTTCAGCAAGGTTGCTCTCATGGGGGAGGCCAGGTCGCTTCTTTGCAGAGTCTGGCTTTCCGGCTTTTACCGCATGGACATATGTGGCCCATTCCCTCATTTCTCGAAACGCACGAGGATTGAGATTCTTCTTGTTCCGGGTAAACTCCTTCATGGGATGCAGATGAAGGGCCAGCAAAAAGATGTAGAAGCAGCTGTCCATTTCGGTATTAGCCAGCGGATGATGGTTGAACGCGCCGGTTTCCTTGTCAAGCTGGAGGATATGGACTTCGTTGAGCTTCTCCTGGAAAAAACCCTCATAAAGACGCCGATAGGCAGCCACCTGGATTTTATGGTCGATGTACACACCCTTGGAGGTTTTCAAATCCAACAGACACAGCTTTCCGTCAATCCGAGCGATCACATCGATCGTACCGCCGTACAAGAGCTGGTCCGATACGATCTGAACCTCAGAGTGAATGTATTCCGGCTTGAACCGTTTCTCCCAATCCAGAAAACCAAGAAACCCATTTTCTGCCTTGTCGATGTCGTTGGGAGCAAAATCACCGAGATCCGGCTCCCATCCGTTGATATGGCATTCCACCAGGAAGTGGGCAATGGATCCCACGTCGGCTGCTTTATCACGAACAGCGAAGGGATCCCTACCAGCTTTGGTTTCCTTCACGGCCCAGTACATCAGCACGTTTTTATTCCAACCCAGGTTGTTGAGAATCGTGGTCACACCGGAAACACGAAGCCCCCATGACGTTTTGTAGATCTGGTGAGGCTTGGTTTTGTCCAGCTTCACGACCTGTTTTTCTGTGGTCGTAGCCGGGGCGGTGATAGTGGCTCCGCTCATGCTGCCCTCCCTTCTTTCGTTCCGCCATTACGCTCAAAGGCATCAATCTGAGTCTCCAGCTTCAAAAACAGATGGTGCATATGCTTGGGCGGCATTCCGGTTAAGTTGTTATGGAGTTTTTTGGTCTGTTTCAAGAGGATCTGGGCAAACTTTTTCTCGTCACCGTCAGAGAGATAGAGCAGGTAATCAAAGATACGATTGTGTTCGACTTCCAGCTGCTCTTTGGAGGGAAGGGCTGACGAATCGGACGAAGCCGAGGCGCTGTCCTGTTTGTTCCCGGCAGAGGATTTGTTCGAAGCCTTGGAAGAACCCTCAGATCCCTGTTTGTTATTGGAAGACTGTTTTCCTTCCCCGTCATCATCGTCGGCAGGAGCCAGACAGAGAATGCACATGATGGAATATCTGCGGAGATAGGTAATGACTGATCCCATCTTCTGGGGGTCTTTAGATGGGGTCCACTCCCGGGAATTCTCTTTACGATAACCGGCGTGCCCCTTCACAGAGCAATGAATATTCTGGCCGGATTTATGCCCCAGGATCGTATGGACCAGAACAGTGCCGTCGTTCGCATTCACTACTGACGGAAGCTGAATAATACACAGGCCGTTATTGGACAGGGGTTGCCGAACAGCTCGCAGAATAGATGCCGTATCCGCATATCTGCTGTGATAGAACGGATTTTCATTGTCCTTTTCAACCACTCCAAATTCGCCCTGGGCTTTAGACATGGCCTCATAGAGCTTATCCAGCTTGGTGTTGGAAAAAGTTCCTTCTCCCAAAATGAGAAAGTTCTCCCCTGTGCCATAACGCTCTTTGATTTTGTCCAAAGGGGAGGGCTGAAACTCCTGAATATGGACCTCCCGGGGTCCGCCATCATCTGACGGCTCTGGGGGAACCTGAACATCTGCCCCTGATCCCTGGGGTTCGGGCTGTTTCTTCTGTTCTCCTGGCATAGATCTGCCTCCTTTTTACTGTGTGCCTTGGTTGAGAATACGCTCTGCTTCTCGTTCTATATCGAAAACAGGCTTTATTTTCTGTCCAAAATGGGTTAGGAAATGATCCACGGCTGCCTTGGCCCAGTACCTGCCTTTCCCATTGACCAGGACCGGATCGGGAAAACAGGGGAGGGCAATCATCTGGTCTGTAATGGCGAACGACTTGCCAAAATATACTTTAAGGTCGTTTCTATTCATCAGTGCAGGCAAATCCATGGGTTCCTCTTATCGTTTTTCCAGCTCTTCTGGGCCCTTTGGGTATTTTGGGGCCCCTTCTGGGCCCTCTGGGTATTTTGGGGCCCCCTCTGGCTCCGCCTTCCATGGAGGAGGAACAAGACAGGGGCATGCCCCGGGAAAGAAGCCTCGATCGATACATTCAACTAAATAACCACAAGTCATAGGGTTGCCAGCTTTGAAGATCCGGCGAGCAACATAGTGGGCCAGAGGCAGGAAAGGATTCAAGAAGATCACCACCAGGGCAATGAATAAGTGTTTGTTACAAAACTCACGTCTTGTCATAACAAGCTCCGATTTATACCCAAACAAAAAATATTACCCAGGATTGGAGAATTTTAAAGAAATCATCAAAGAAGGTCTTGAATTTGGCAGCAGTGGATTTTGGAACCACATAGAATCCATAAGCAGCACCCAAGGTCCGCATTAAACGAAGACAAAACTCCTCTGCCTGTTCTGCCTTGGCTTCGTCTCCCTGGTCCCGACAATCTGAAATTAAAAGCCTGGATTCTCGACCAACCCGAACGGCCGTTTCAATGAATGATATCCGATGGTTGTTTGAATCACCTTTCTGCATGTCCGGAGGAGTCTTCATCTTGGAAAAAGTCGACAAAGCCGTCTCCCCCTTGGGAGCTTTGATCTGAAGAATCCGACAGGCTTCTGAGTTACCAAACATTTCACCCATGAGCCTTATGATTTCCTCTGGTGTGGCCGTTTTTTTTGACGCTGCCATGTCAAAGCTCCTCGATTTATTTCTTTGACTTTTAGCTTACACTTTGTTATTTTGGTACTGGAGTAGCGGCCTGAATCACATCCGAATCATTAAAACGAATCGTAAGTCCACGCTGAACCATGACGGCATTGATCGCGCACAGGATGGGAATGTAGTATCCGCGTATCTGGCTTTTACCGTTATCGCAAAGGATATCACTCAAATGCTCGGGAGAAACATGACCGTTACCGAATCGTTTGGGGATAAACCGGACCAGCTCTGTCCGCCGGATTCCGTGCGTTTTGATCAGTGCGAGCAATCCCTTGCGAAGCACATCATCCTTGTTTTGCATCTTGACTCCAAAATTTTCTTGACTTGCAGAAAGAAAATCAGTACAATACAAATACAGGCGAAGGGGCCTGAAACGACGAAGGGAGAAATCTTTTTGTCGTCATCGCCTCCTTTAGTCTGTGTGCCTACTTCCCGCTGCCGGTCTGCCAGGACGGGGCAGCGGGAAGGCTTTATTAACAACATACCTTCAGTCGAATATAATCATTTTCTTTTGGGAAGTCAAGAAAAAAAACGTAAAATAGGAAAAAATGCGTATGGAAGTGTGATTAAAGGAAACATCAATGGATAAATTAGCGGAAAAAATTCTGCTTTACAGAAAAGAGAAGAAATTAAATCAGAAAAAATTCGCTAAGCAGATCGGAATAAGCGATAAAACCCTAAGTAAAATTGAAGCAGGAGAGTCAGTACATAAAAATACTTTAGTTTACGTTGAAAGACAGCTGGAACATCTTTTGTCACCTCGTAAAGAACACAAGAGAGGGCAAAGGGACGGTGCTTTTATTAATTTTACTGAGGAAGAAGCGTTATTCCTCATACAGCTGAGAATGATTAGTAACGGATCGCCAGAATTATCGCTTACAAAGGAGTCAATAACACGACTGACAAAAATTAGCCGGTCACTTGAAAACGATAAAAACTTACAGCAGGCATTTTTTGACTTTGTGGAAAAACTACATGGCAAACGTAGTCCAAAACAAAAGTAGGTTTAAGGATTATTCAGATATTGCTCCCTCTGGAATGTGTTTTGTCTGCGCTTTTTTAGGCTGGTTCATTGGAGTCTATATGGCTCTTTATCAATTTGATAATGGGAGCATTTATTTCTTTTCTTGGGGCAGAATACTTCTCTCTCTTATGGTCTCTATTCTTGGAACTGCCACTTTTTCAGGAATGATATTTCTATATTTAATATTACGATTGATAACATGGTGGCAGGTACGTTTTAAGTCCAAATTAATAATTCTATGTCTTGGCCCAGGACTCTCTTTTATCATCCCATTATTCTTCTGGGTGGCAATCATAAAGATCTATGGATAACCATAGTCTTCCAAAACACGTTTTCGTTCGCTGTGACAGGAAAAAACACCCAGAGATCATTCTTGTCTGGCCGGACAAATCTCGAAAGAGCTTCACGGTCCGCACGGATCCGGAGACGGCTAAAGAAGTGGCTGCGGAGATCCGTCGAAAAATAGCGCTTCGCACCTTTGATATCACTTCATACATCCAGCCAGAAGGCGCCCGTGTTTCCCTTGAACATTTCTATGGTCTGTATCTGAAGTACCGGGAGCAGCAGCATGAGATCGGTCACCTGGCCAAGAATACGATCAGCACGGACAGGTACGCCCTGCAGCTCCTGTTGTCCGAAATAGACCCTGCAACCAGGATGTTGGACATTACTCCGGCCACCGCGGAGAAATTCGTTCATGGGCTGAGACGGAAGAAAAACAAGTACAGGGAGACATACCGTCCTGGCGCGATCAATTCGTATGTGAAGCACATCCGCGGAGCCTTTAGCTATGCAGTGAAGGCAGGTCTTATCCCATCGAACCCGTTTGAGAACATAAAGCCCTTGCAGGTCCGTAGAGAGATTCGATATCTAACCAGCGAAGAGATCCAGCAGCTGAGAGATTATTTCTCCCAGGATCCCGCAGCATGGAAGCTGGATTCTTTTAATTTTGCCATCTGGACCGGCTGCCGACTATCTTCTATTGTGGCCATCAAAAGTTCCGATCTGGGATCCAGGATGGTGGAGGGTAAAGAGTATCCGGTGTTTCGATTTTTGGAGAAAGGGGATAAAGTACGCTGGATTCCACTGTTTCCAGAAGCTCTGCAGCTGATCCAAGGACGAATGGAAACCTTGCGAGATCCCGAGAAAGCCCTGGCCATGGTCTCTCATCCGGTGCATTACCCCATGGCTGCAGGCCGGATCCAGGACGGGTTTATCTTTTGGGAGGTCCGGGATAGATCCACGATCACAAAGGCATTCACAGAGGCGAAAAGGGCGCTCGGTCTGGATCCTGAATTGACGTTCCATTCCCTGAGAAAGAGCTATGGGACCTACGCTCTGGAACAGGGGGCCAGCCTTTCTACAGTTCAATATGTCCTGGGCCACTCATCGATCCGAATCACAGAGGAGATCTACGCGGACATCACCATGGAGAAGGTCTTAAAGGAAATGGAGCCGGTAAAGGGAAAGTAAAGAAGTGTCAGTATCTGAAAATAAAGTTGTCTATATAACGACACTTTAATATAAGGAGAGGAGAGGCATTATGGAAAAACAAATTGTCAAACAGGACGGAGCAACGGAGGCAGTGGTGTTTGAAGTTTTTAAATATATCCGTAAGATTGCTGAGGATTACAGGGGGGAGACGCCAGGGACAAGGAAATCGGCCACGAAAGACGACCTCCTGAAGCTCTACCATGAAGTGGATCTGGTTGTAAGGTCGGGGAGGGATCCGACAAAAAAGTGACAAACAGGTGACAAATTTCCATGACAAACAGGTGACAAATGCAAGCTGGAGGAAGCTAGAGGAAGGGGATCCAATTATAGAGGACGTGGTCAATTTACTATACTGAAAAACAGGCATTTATGAGCTGATCAAATTGATCAGCCGAATAACTGGGGGTCATGAGGTCGAGAGTTCAAATCTCTCCGCCCCGACTAAAAAACAGGCAGTTAAGTACACCAACTTGACTGCCTGTTTTCTTATGACAAACAGATGACAATTGGTTAGTTTGGATTTCTGGCAATGCTCGCATTTGCCCACATAACGGCTTCTTCCAGCTTCGTAAAGGCCAAAGCCTTTTCCCTGGTCTTCGGGGGACATGAATGAAGAAATAAATATGCCAACTCCTTGGCTTTCTCCTGGATCCTCCGATATTGTTCTGTTTGCTCTTCGTTCCAACGATGATAGTTAAAGTTGTTTTCGATTGTTGGTGTATCCATTATTGTCCTCCTGTTTTATTGCTGCAGCAGCTCCTCCAGCGCCTGGATCCGGCGTTCCAGATCCTCAATTTTTTTCTCTTGTGATCGGATTTTTTCGATCAACTCTTGAGTCACTTTCCACTGTATGGCCATCACCTGATTAAAGTTGATACTCGTGCCGTCTGGATTTCCATTAAAAGCTCCATTAAATTCCTGAGCCAGGAATCCCCATCTCACCTTGGCGGAGGCCTCCGCGGCATGGAGGGAGTTTCTTAAAACAAACTTACGTTCCTCCCGGGAGATGATCCTGTTTTTCAGTTCGGCATACGCCCAGTCATATAATATGTAGATCTTGATTTTTTTGCCATTTTCAAGGATTTGTTTTTTCCATTTCCCATAGTCTTTTTTCTTTTCGTCTGGGATCTGATCAATCACATACTGGCGATCCACCAGCCGGTCCCAATAATTCCAGTCAAAATCCCGCAGGAAAGCCATCTTTTTATAACAATAAGTCACAGGCGAAACCTGTAGAAATTTTTCGGTAAGGATAGGGAGAGGTTTGATCTTGTTTTTCAGTGATGAATCTGAGGAGGCTGTCCATGCTGCATCTCCGGCGTCTATGGCAGAATAAGCCGAACCGTCGATCACTGAGAAGTCTGCTGCCTTTGGTGTGCCTCCAACAGCAACTCTTTTTTCAGCCCCATCCATATAAAGAGTGGTGTCAAAACCCGATCCATGAAACAGAATATCCATGTCGATCTTCTCTACATTAAAATCGATCTGAGCCTGGCCAACGCCTGCCTCCATACCGTCCAGCCTCATGAAAGTCCGCAAGGTGTCGTCTACCATAATCTGGACTTGTTTCTCTCCTGCTGTATGGCCGTCACTGGCATCCTCTAAAAACCATCGCTCCCGGGTAATTTCCTCTTCTTCGTCCCCGTCGTCCTGGGCAAAATTGCTGAGTTGACCTACAGCGTCATCGTCTGCGGGACTGGCAGAATGTCGGTCAAAAATAATGCGCGGAGCCGTGTTACCGGCCTCGGTGTTGGAGAGCCTCAACCTGGGATGCCCAGCATAGGCGCTCATTAAATTCATCAACCCCTTTGAGTTCATGGAAAAAAATGGCACATCAACGCTGTCTATTATTGATTCCCACCATACGACCGCCTCGTCCGGATGCGGTTCCATAGCCCTAATATAATTTCGTCTTGGGCTTTTAATGGTACGATAAACCGAAGAGCCCGACCTCGCTGCAGGAGGGGCGTCTCCATGACCGCGAATGTTTGGGAGGCTGTCACTGGTCATGGCCTCTGCGGTAACCTCAAACACCTCTCCAATGGGGAACACTTTTAGGTCATCTACATAGAGATCGTCACCAAAACTTACACCGTTCCCAAAGGATATGCGAAGGTTGTGATAATTTGATGTGGCCACAGTATAAAACTCAAGGTACAGCTTCTCCCATGTATCTGTGGTGCTGGCCGTGTTCGATGTTTGAGCCCGTATTTGCGCCACATTCCGCGCCCACCAAGACTGGATCTCAACACTATCAGGATCTATTCCTCCCGAAGGAATATAAACCCAACATTCTGCTCTGTACCTTTGGCCAGGGATAAAACCATTTCTGGAGCTATCCTCACCGAAGAAAACATAGCTGACCCCTGCTCCTCCACTGGCAACAAAATGCATGGCATTACTGCCACCATGGGCCTGTGCTCCAGGATAAGTGACCACCCCATTCTCTGGATCGTCTTGTGGTGTCCAACCGGCAGATTCGCAATCCCCATCTGTTACAATAGACACACAGGAGCCATGATGCAGCCAATCAGGTACACCGCCACCCGCATGGACAAACTTAATCTGATCTGCCGACAGAGGCATGTTGTACATTGAAATATTATTCCACATCCCATAAAAATATCCGCCAAAATCTGAGTCCATGCCAACCTGGAGTCGGCTCGTCACCGAATCATACATTGCCGTATAGTTGGCCGTACCGCTGGTATCAAGCTCTCCATTGACATAAGTTGCCCAGTCTCCCTCGTCGAAAGTGAGGGCAATCCAGGCCGGTTCCAAATAGGCGCAGTGCGCTGTGGTTGTTTTTGGGTATCCAATTGTGTCGATAATTGTGTCTGTCCCATCCGGACTGAACCGAAAGCTCTGTCTGTAATTATTCAGGCCCCATGTCCATTCAACATTAGGAGTACCCGTGCCTTTGTGGAGTAGCGGGCAATAGACAGCGTTAAGCCCCTCGACCAGTGCAATCATAGTGAATCTGTCGGTAATATTAACAGCACTGTCCGACGTGCTGAACGAATAGCCTCCCGTTCCCGACCTTATCCAAAAACTCGGCTTGCTGGCCATCTGCCACCTGTCCATCTCGTCATTGTGCCGATCAATTACCGCTTTTACTGTATCCTTAGCTGACGTGGCCAGGGCGGTTCCATACACACCGGCAGCCTTGATTCCAATGGTGTCGCCTCCCTTGTTCTCCAGGGTCACATCGTCCGGGTTATTTGTAACTTCGCCTCCAGCTCCGATAAAATTGTAGGCTGCTGTGGTTAAGTTATAAAGGGCCACAATCGAATCCTTCAGTGCAGTAGAGGTTACACTCGTATCCCCCAAGAAGGCACTGGTTGCCGTCCAATCACCAGAATTAAGCCGGTCCCAGAAGTAGGTCATCCAATCTTCACCCAAAATAATCTTCCCGTCTGACACCCCCGCTCCATCGAATGTAGCATCCTGAATATAGGAGGATCCACCGGCTGGATCATAGTAAAGTTTATATGGCCCTGACTTGGTAACCTGAAATTCGTGCATCCGATAACTGGTAATATAGGTTCCCTGAAGTACTTCCCCTGCGGTCCTCGTTCCTGTTACTCCCCGGAGTTGTGCAGTATAAGAGCTGCTTGCCATGCGGATTCTGTACGAAGTCTGGGCAAAAGACAAACCAGACAAAAGTAGCAGAACCAGAACGGCCTTATTCTTCTTCGACTTCATCAATGTCATCCACATATCCGTCTCCTTCTGGGAAATACTGTGTTTTCCATGGGCATTCATCATCGCCGGTTGAAGCTGTAGGCGATTCCTGCTCCCCGTCCGGTTCGTTCTCTATGTAATCAATCCCCATGATCCTACTTCCTCTTGCCGTTCACCGACAGTATTTTGCCAGCATCTTTGCCATTAATTTTGCCAGGCACCTTGCCATTCATTCTGTGGGCCCAGCCTTCCTCCTCCGCCCCTGTACTCGCCTCTATTGTTACTGATTTTTGATAAACCCGATCTGTTCCGTCTGCATTGCAATAAGTGACGATTACATTATAAGCTGATCCTGCGTGTCCCGTTACTGTAATCTTGCCGGTCGTACAGGCAGACCCCTCGAACTTGAGACTGTCAACAACGGCTGAGATTACACCGGACTCGTTTACCGTGCGCGTTTTGAGCCACCCATAGCCATCACCGTCTACACCAATATAGGCAAACACGTCACCGGCAACATGCTTCAGATCGTGGAGGGTTTCCGTGACGTTGGTTACCAGGGTATCGACCGGAGGCCCGTCTGCGCCCCCTGTTATAACCCCAGCATTCGATATTTCAACCGTGCCGAACTCAATAGGATTGACCGCAACATAATTTGATCCAAACAGATAATAGTCTGAGCCTTCTTTCCAGTCGATACAAGTATTTGTAGGAGTGTAGTCGTCTTCATATTTAAGGGTATCCACAGCACCTTCAGACGCACCCGTTCCGTGGGTGAATCGCCACGTATAAACGACCCCATTTCCAGAGCCAGATCGACCCGCTATTATTGCCGTAGAGCTGGTATCTTCTGCGACACACAAATCGCTTGCTCCATCCACAGACCCAGAAGAATACTCCACAAGAGCATTGATTGTAAGGTCGCCTGTTGTTCTATTATAATACCCACTTCGAAGCCACCCATCACCTCCGTCAGACTCATTCTGCCCCTGCACAAAAAAGATAGTATCGCCCTCGACCTTAGCCAGTTGAGAATATCGCCAGTCATCTATTGCACTAATAGCCAACTGTTCAACGGTTCCGCCCAACGTTCCGGCAGCTGAGTCCGTTTCGTAGCACTCGATATAAGAAAGGGCATCAGTATCATAGCAGACAACCGAATAATCACCGCCCTGGATCGTGAAGGCATCATATATCTGCTCAA